GTTATTCCTCCGGGCGAAGAAGTAACGGTGTAAGAAGTTATCGCTGTCCCGCCGGTGCTTGCTGGGGCAGTGAATGTTACGGTCGCTTGTGCATTTCCGCCGGTTGCAGTTCCTATTGTCGGAGCACTCGGTCTTGCAGGCCAATTAGATCCGGCGACAGCACGATATACATCTTGCTGATTCCATACATCAGAGTTTGGACCTGCTTGTGTCGGGAACTGCGCCATTTAATTTCCTTTAAGAAGAAGCGTAAATGACGATGTAAGCAGCGCCGCCCTTGCCACCGCCAGCACCCGCGCCATTCTGAGAGCCACCGCCGCCACCGCCACCACCGTAGTAGCTTCCAGTGCCAAAGAACCTTATGCCACCGCCTGCGCCACCACCGCCTGAATAGGTCGAATTTGAGCCACCATTGGCATTCCCGACACTAGCCCCAGCAGTCGTTGAAGAGTATCCGTTGCCACCTGTGCCCCCGGACACACCATTGGCAGAGAAAGCAGGACTAAGATTTCCGCCATTAAATGTGGAAAGCGTAGTGCTGACGGTGCTGTTTCCACCATTTTCGCCCGCTGTGTTCCCGTAAGCACTGCCTGAAACCCAAGCGCCACCGCCACCACCACCAGCGGTTGAAACGGTGCTGTTTGAACCTGCAGTGCCTGTCGTTCCCCCGCTTCCGTCCGGATACCTTATATTTCCCGAACCGCCATTTCCACCGGCAGCAGATCCATAAGTCCCCTGAGCTCCGCCAGATCCGCCCGGAGAAACAGTTGTAAGGTTCGAGGGGTGGCAAGGTCCATTTTGACCGCCATTAAGCGAGAACAGCAGTGTCCCGCCGGAATTGGTCGAACGAACTTCTAGATTCGGTTGGTAAAGGCCCGGATTGTTGGTTGTCGAAGAACCAGCAGGATTTGGTATCGAATAGTACAAAGTTGTCACGCCGCCCGGTATTGAAACTTCGTAGCCATTCAACTGAACAGCGCCGCCACCGCCGCCACCGCCACCGTCGTCGTTTCCGCCCCCGCCTCCGGTGCCACCCGGCGCGACGCCGAAAATGGCAACTTTAGAATAGCCGGAAACGCTAACTGTCCCGCTCGTTGCGCTGTCGCCGCCAGTGTTGAGGATTCTTGTCCAAGAAACAGCAGTCGGGGTGACGGAGTTGCTTGCGTTGCTTTCTGGTCCGGTGCCTTGAGCATTCGTAGCTTTGACAGTGAATGTGTAAGGTGTTCCTGCTGTCAACCCGGATACAGTTATTGGCGAGCTCGCTCCTGTTGCAGTTATTCCTCCAGGAGAAGAAGTAACTGTATAAGAAGTAATAGCAGAACTCCCGCTGCTCGCAGGTGCAGTAAAAGCCACGGAGGCAGAAGCTGATCCAGCCGTTGCTGTTCCAATGGTAGGCTTTCCTGGGAATTGCGGCCAGTTTGTGCCCATGACTGCGTCACGGACATCATTGACTCCCCAGCGGCCATATGCACTTGTCGGAGACGGGAAATCAGCCATTAGGAGATCTGCTCGTAGGAGGCCACAGCTTCGAGTCGGCTATTTGCGCTGGCAGTTATGCGCAACGTATCACCTTCTTCGAGATAGATGTATTTGTTGAGCAAGTCCAAAGTCGCACCAGCAGGAACCGTCATAAGATAGGCGATTCTATATGCAACACTGGAGCGGAAAATGTCGACATTCACTGTCGCATTGTTCGTTCCGTCGATGTTCGCGACCATCAATGAATCGACCTTTAGAACTTGGTTGCTGCCGGAGCTATTGGTGATGATCGCAGTCGGCGTCGTCGTCACGACAAGAACACCTGTCTTGCCGTAGATTGCAGTGACGTTGACAATATTAGGCGCAGCCATGATTTACTCCATCATCCCGAGTTGCTCTTGGAGATCAACGTCTGCGATTTCTTCAGGCGTCATATCTCTTATTTCCCAAACGTCTTTGACAATGTCTCCGTCCCACTGATACGTCGGACCACTAACGACAACCTCGTATTTCCCTGCAGCTTCTTTGCGAGAAACTCGGACGAACTTTGCAAAATCTGGTCCGGGATTCTCCGGATCGATGTGGGGAAATGCTCTGCGGAAATTGGTGCCCATGATCGGATGATCGACAGGCTGGCCATTCTCGAGGCGAATGAACATGTCGCTCATAGCTGCCCCACATTCGTCGAGGGGAAGGAACGAGTGATGGTCGGATTGGTCGTCCAAATGATCCGGACTGCTCCATCAGCTCCTTCGCCACCGAATCCGGTTGATGCTAAATATCCAGGACTCAAAGTGTCATAGCGGGTAGAAGAACCAGGACAGCCGCCACCGCCACCGTAAAGTCCATATCCAGTGTCGGCATTGTTTCCGCCGCTTCTGCCGTCCGCGTATCTTCCGACTGTCCCGGAAGATCCTCCCCCGCCACCGGGGGTTGAGGAGAAAGTCGCGTAAGGAGTTTCTGTTGACGCTCCGCCAGCGCCGCTCGAACCTAGACCGAACAAGCCTGTGCCGCCCCCAGCACCGCCTGCATAACCATAGACATATTCAATGGTCCCGCCGCTGGTTGTAAAAGAAGCGAAAGCTCCTCCGCCGCCACCGCCACCGCCGCCGCCCGAACCAGAAGAGCCTGCACTAGCAGGACTTCCGCCCGCTCCGCCATTGCCAGTGTAGCCGCCCGCTCCGCCGCCGCCGCCCGCACGATAGACCTTCTCTGCAGGAACAGATGAGCCAGAATATTCCCAATTTGCGCCCGCGCCGCCTGAACCGCCGCCATCTCCTAAGAGCATTGTTCCGCCTGCACCAGAAGAGCCGCCACTGCCACCCCCAGCGCGAACAAGCTTTGTTCCGCCTGAATTGGCAACGTAGGATTCTTGGCCCGGATTGTCCCCACCATTTCCTGTTCCGCCACCTGAACCGACGAATACAGTCAACGGCTGACCCGGTGTGACAGATATTGCATTTTTATAAGCAAGACCACCACCACCCCCGGAGTAGTAGTTTGCAGTCAACGAACCGGGGATCGGGCTATATGCCGCGATCGTATTAGGATTTTCGAAATCTGTGTACCTTGCTGGCTTGCCCCCGCCGCCGCCGCCGCCGATAGAAACAACAGAGATTGAAGTGACACCCGCAGGGACATAAAAGGTGTATGTCCCGGGAGCAGAGAAGATTTGCTCACCAAACATGTCTTCTGTCCCGAAGCCGAAACCCCGAGCAGAAGCAGCAGCGAAAGTTCCTGGAACCGGCATCAAGCAAACCTTATTTGAGAAGCCAGAACGGTGAAAGTCGCGGAAGCAGTCTTGATGATCGTATAGGTGTAAGCATCAATGCCAGATGCAGTGCCATACGACCAAGCAATGCCGCCTTGGTATTTCGGAGTAACGCTGACTCCATCGACCTGAACGATTGTGTTGTAGTAAGCTGTCGCACCATTCGTTGCCATGAAAACGAGGGTTATCGACTGGCCGACGTCAAGAGCAGAGTTGAGGCTCGTCCCGCTTGATGCGCGGAAATTGATCGCCCAATTGGAGCTCGCCGCTGTCGTGTAGTAAAGGACACTCTGCGTCGTGGCATCAAAGTTGATCGTTCCTGTCGCAGCAGTCGCCGAGACAGTAACCTTTTCTGCAGCATTCGAAAGTACAGTCGCAAGCGCACTGGAGCTGCCGCTGAATGTCTGCTTCGCAGTGAACGTGTTTGCGCCACTGAACGTGTAGCTGCCAGTCGGACGGACAACATCCCCGAAAGAAAGCGTGCCAGAAGCGTTCGTCAGGATCGCTTGGTTCGCTGTTCCATCTGCAGTCGGATACGTCAGACCCGCAGGATTATTTATCAGCTTCGTAACTGTTCCGGAAGAGTTCTCCATGTAAACAGAAACGTCAGCAAGGTTCAGCGCCAACTCGCCCGGATTCAAATTGCCAGACGCAGGAGCAGAGCCGGGGGTGGTCGTGCGGTAGTGCTGGATAACGGAGTAGGTTGCTTGAGCCATTTTAGCCTCCGAAAACTATCGCCATCGCAATAGCTTTCCCTGTGGAAACACCACTCGAATATTCGACGACAGTGCCACCAGAGTTCTTGTAGAAAATCTTGCCATCTGCGATGTTGATTGCCAACTCGCCATTCGCAAGATTTCCTGCAGAAGGAACAGAGCTTGGTGTTGTGCTGTGATAAAGCTGGATGGTCGTCTCGTTGGTCTGAGCCATTACTTCAGCCTTTCAAGTTTATAGAGCGTCTGCATATGGAGAGCTGTAAGCTCATCCAAAATGTTTTCCAGTGCAGGAATATTTTTGCAGATTTTCTCACGATTCTCATTGAGCCACAATAGCTCTTCTTTGATCATTTCTTTAGGATCGCCTTTTTCTGGCAAACCTTCAACAACTCCGAATACACCTTGATAGGCTTCGACGAAATTGTCGAGGGTCCCGACAAGATTTTCGTAGTACTTGCCCAAAGATTTATGCTCGGAGTAGGAGTCCGTCAGCCAATGCTGAACGTGCGCATGGTTGCGAGCATTGAACATTCGGATGATAAGCTGATCGATCATCAGAACGTTCCCCCTGAAATGCCGCCCCAAGCTGGCGCGCTAGTTCCGTTCGATTTGAGAACTTGGCCCGTTGTTCCATTCGAGATGAATGACGTGGTGCCAGATCCAGTCTGATAAACGAGCTGACTAGCAATGCCGCCAGCGATGTTGTTTGCGATCGAGGCAGTCGATGCATTGGTGGCATTGGATGCATTCCCAACCGTTATCGTCGCAGGATCAGACCACTGCGGAGCAGAGGCCGAAGACGTCATTATGTAGCCAGCACCCGGCAGAGCGAGCTTCGACAAAGTCGTCGAACCGCTCGCATAAATAGTATCGCCAGCCGTATAACTCGTCAGGTTGGTTCCGCCGTAAGCGACCCCAATCGCGGTTGCGTTCCAAGTCCCAACAGTTACTGTTCCAAGGCCTGTGATGCCAGTGTAAGAGCCACTCAGATAACTTGTGCCGATTGTTCCGGACGTGATCTGAGACCCAGCGATTGCGATAGAAACATCAGAGGCCGAAGTGATCTGCCCTTGGGCATTCACTGCTAGGGTTACAGCAGTAGCTGCTCCGCCATAAGTTCCAGAAGTTACTCCGCTGTTGGCGATGTTAAATGTATACGCTGGTGATTCAGAGAGGCCCGTTCCTGCCGAATAAGTCAGCGGTGCGCCAAACTGAGAGAATACTATTGCTGTAGTTCCCATTGTTATCGGGAGAGGGGTCTGTTGGACCCAAGAAGTATTCGCAAGCGAAGACCCGGCTGTGATCAAAAAGAAATCGCCAGCATCTACTTGATTTACACCAGTTCCGGGGGTGTCAAAATCTGTAGCGCGCGTCAGAATAAAAGGCGCGCCCCCGCTGCCAGTTTGAGTGACAACGTAAACACCATTTTGGGCGCCGCTAACTTGATTTTTCACCAAAATGCGATTGGTCGCAGCGACAAGCGTACCATCAACGGACAAAGCACCATTCGCCGTTGCGGTCAGAGTCGCCCCGACCCCGGAGGTACCATTGTTGTATGTGCAAGATGGAAGTGCAGCGGTAGTAGCCAACCGGCATGATTGATGAAAGTTTATTCCTGCCGCAATTGAATCAGCGTAGGTCTTGTTAACAATATCATTTCCAGAAGAAGGCGCTGTTGTAATAGTGCCAGTGGTCATTGCCACAGACGTAAACGTGCCCGCTCCAGGAGTTGTTCCGCCAATCGTGGCTCCATCAACTGTGCCACCCGTAATTGCAACAGCAGAAGCATTCTGCGTCGACATCGTGCCCAAGCCAGTCACATCGCTGCTCGGGATTGAAGCCGCAGCAGTGAACGCCGAGGAGCCGTTGCCTTTCACATATCCGGTCAGTGTCGTCGCGCCTGTGCCGCCATTGGCGACGTTCAGCGTGCCAGACATCGTAAGAGTTCCGCCGCCCGTTATGGGTCCGCCGGTGAACGTCATGCCTGTCGTGCCACCAGAAGCGTCGACAGACGTTACGGTGCCTGCACCTGCGACAGTTCCCCACTCAAACCCGGAGCCGTTCCACTTCAACAGGAGACCTGCCGCGCCCGGAGCAGCAATGAACGAAGTTGATCCAGAAGCAGTTTGATAAGGGATGCTATTCGCAGAGCCGTCTGCGAGATTCATCGCAGAAGCCACAGACAAAGTATTCGCATCGACCCAAACATATTCACTGGCGCCAGTCGACTGAAGGAGCTGTCCTGCTGCGCCAACGGGACCGACGTACATGCCATCGGCACCGCACCAAATGATCGCGCCATTGTCTGGCACAATGCTTTTTGCAGTGCCACCATTTGCCAGACCGAGGATACCATCGACTTCATTGTCGACAGAAAGATTCACAGCCGGATGCTTGTGATCGTCTCGCGAAATGTTGGACGAAGAGCCTGCGGATCCGCTCTGGAATCCAGATTGTGGTGTGGCAGAAGAAAGGTTAGCGTTGATCGTGACATTGGAATTCAATGCCCCGCCGCCGTTCAAACCTGTTCCTGCGATCACCTGACGAGTTGTCGGGACATAACCGCTAATCGTCGCAGGAACAGTCGTTGCAGCGGTCACACGACCCGTAGCATCAACCGTAAATACCGGGATGTCTGTCGCTGTGCCGTAGCTTCCGGCTGTCACACCCGATGCGGCGAGCTGCGAGGTACCGATCCCGCCATTCGCGACACTTAGTGTGACATTGCTTGAGAGCTGACCGCCGCCCGTTAGTCCGGTGCCAGCGATAACTTGCCGAGTCGTCGGGACACCAGCAACGCTCAAAAGGTCTCCAACACGGATCTGATAATTGTTACCTTGGTAAACAATCATCATAAGGCTGTTTTCGTCAGCAACCGGAGCAAGGGGAAGCTGAGTGATCCGCGTCGGGATTAGATTGCTAGGGACTTCAACCATGAATCACAGCTCCAGATAGCTGTCGCCATCTTCGGTTATGATAAACTCGTCACCCTGCTCTTGGATCAAGCCTGCAGGGTGCGTGTTTATCGGCGTATCGGGGCGATTAAAAGGAAGAACGATCTGATCCGGAGCTCTCGGAGCGAGCCGATAGGGGTCATAATCGTCGGTGTCTGCCTCGCAAACCATCAGATTCGGATAGTTTGGGTCAGAGCGGAGCTCTGCAAGCAGAAATTTGCGCGAGCATCGGGCGCAAATCCCGATACCAAAAGTCGGCTGTCCTCGAACGTCGAGAAATCGCCCGCTCATTTGGTATATGCTCCAATTCCAGGGTTTATTTGGATCGGCGAGCCGTCATTGTCACCGTCCCACGCTCGCTGCATGCTGATCGAAGCACGCTGCTCAAGAACCGGGATCAGCTGAAGGTCGACGGACGGAGTTTCCGCAGCCATTCGAGCAGCCAATCCATTGACGATGGCTTCAATCCAACGCTGCGGGACTTCGACTTCCTGCTGAAGATTCTCGGTGTCCATGATCTGACGATGACGCCAAAGGATCAACTGCGCCTGTTCAGCAGCAGAGAAAGGCGCAGGCCAGATATTTACGACCGGATCAGGGATGTCCCTCTGGAACCAGTAATTGCTCGGTCTGCCGGGGAACACCTTGTTGCTTTGCTGAACATAGGCGTCTCGGTTCAATGCACCGAGCGGGATCTCTTGCGGCATGTTGCCAAGCGTTATTACCGAATAAGACATCGGGCTGGTCGAAGTTATCCGGAAGTAAGCGTAGGCGGTCGCCGCAGAAATATCTGTCCAAGTAATCTCGCCAGCAGAAGCGGTCTCCGAAGAAGAACCAACCGTCACCCACACAGAGCCGTTCGTGCTGACTTGGAAAGTAACAGGCACCGCGGCCGCAGACCATTTGATCCCGACGGTGTCGACGACGGTGCTCGTTGTGAAACTTACCGTGTAAGACGTTGACGTTGTTGTGGTTGCTCCGGTCACAGGCTGCAGGACACGGTAATTCAGATTGAGAACTTCGACCGTTCCCGCAGGCAAAGTGACAATAGGCTGGTTCTCATACATCGGAAGGATAACCTTCTCGATGCACCAGCTTGGCGTCTTAATGTTCGCCATCTCGGAGAGCATGAGATAAAGCGAATCGAGCGCATAACTGTGCATTTCGGAGGTTATTGCTTGTGCTGGCAACCGACAACGCCTGAAGGCGTGGTCAACGACCTTCAGAGCATTAAACGTCGTTCCGCTCACGTTGCCAGAAAAAGCCATGCCATCCTCTTGCGATTCAGAGTGGCTGCTGTTTCAGCAAACCCGCCAACCTATTATGTTCTACGCGCACAGCAAGAAAAAGTTATTTCTTCTTGGCGTTGCGAGCTTCAGAAAGAGCAATGGCGAGAGCCTGCTTTTTGTTCTTCACGACCGGACCGCTTTTGCTGCCGGAGTGAAGCTCTCCTGCCTTGTATTCGCCCATAACCTTGCCGATTTTCTTTTCGGCCATCCCGCCCTTTTTCATCGGCGAGATCATGGGAGTCGCCGGGGCGACCGGAACACCCTTGCGCATTCCCGGATTCTTGTTGCCGCGAATCCCGAGCTTGCTACGGTCAGCGATCATGCCCGGAGGAGCAGACGGACCTTTGTTGTTGTCCATCGCACTCTTCATGACTTTCGCCTTGGCGAAGTTCTTGCTCTCGTTCTTCATGGGCGGATTGCCAGCAGCCAAACCGCCTTCCGCCTTTTTCATGACTTTGCCACCCCAGCACATGCCGATTGGCTTGCCAGCAGGCGCAAAGTCAAATTCCTTGACGTATTTAAACTTGGTCATGGATCACCTTCACGAACTGGCGTAAGTCTTGATTGCTTCAATGACGATCGTGTACATGTCGCCAGCCGAAGCGTCGGACGTCGTAAACAGAACGTCGCCGGTTACGCCTGCTCCCGCATTGCTCGGGATGCCGCCAAACGTCGAAAAATCCATTAGATAGTTCGTGTTTTGCGGGATCATCCAAGCAAACGTATCGGTCGTCGCATCAAAAAGGATCCGGACCTCCATCCCGTGGGTGGTGGACCAGATCTTGTTGATCTTGACGCCATTGCAGGCATTGCCATTGGCATTCGGGCTGAGGGTCGAAACGTCAATCTTTACGACAGCCGTTTCGCCAGTACCGTCCGAAATGTTGGTGAACTTGCCGATGAACAGACGCTCACCGTCAAGAATCGTCTGGGAAGAGACGGTATCCGCCATTGTGGCCTCCTATTAGGCAGCCACAGCGCCGCTGATACCAATGATCGCCCAGCCAGCCGCCGTGTAAATCAGGGTCGCAGAATCACCGACGTTCGTGAAGGTGATGGTCGTGAAACCAATCTTGGTGGTCGGCGTCAGGACCGCAGAGCCGCCATCAACGACGTGGCTGATGATCTTGATCTGGCCAGCGGTGCCATTGGCGAGCGTAAGAGCCTGCGCAGCGCCCGTCGTGGTCAGCGACGTGAACATGTCGGTCAGGTTCACAGCGCCAGCGCCGGACAGCGACTGAACGGAAGCCTGAACGTCGCCAACGATGTTGCCAGTGATGTTGCCAGTGACGTTGCCAGTGAGCGCGCCAATGAAACCATTCGTCGAGGTGACGGGACCGGAGAAAGTAGTAGAAGCCATTTTGAGTTCCTCACATGCGAGATAAGTGCAACAGTCTGCATGTCGTCAGCCGGGACTGTCTGCTGCACCGGGAGAACCCGGATTCCCCCGCCCACTCAGGGGGACGCAACCAGTGGGCGGGGGAAGTGGCTCAGACGCCAGCGGTGCCGTACAGGCCGCGCGGATCCGTCCAGCCAACGGTGTAACGCTCCGTAGCCTTGTAGCGCATGGAGTCGGTTTCGAAGTCACCTTCCATGGACTTTTCAAGACCACGACGCATCATCAGCTTCATACCTTCCGGCGCATCCGTCTGCACCCACCAAGCGGTGGTCGACGTGATACGGGAAAGGTTGGCCTGACCCTTCGACAGCAGGCCCATCGACTTGATGGGGTTGATGTCGTTGTCAGCGGTGCCCGTACGCAGAACGCTCTTGAGGAGCACTTCAGCCTGGAACACGTTCGACGGACCAGTCACGATCTGAGTCGGCGTCAGACGGATACGCTTGCCGTTGTTGTCAACAGCGTTGCGGATCTGAATGAGCAGCTGCTCAAGCGACGTCTGCGAAAGCGCAGCGGCAGTGTTCAGCTGGTTGCTGAACGTACCGTTGACAATCGGGTGCGCTGTGTTGATCAGAGACACACCGTCGCCGCCCGTGTACGCGCTGTTGAAAGCGCGGTTCAGGACGTTGGCGGAGAGGGTCTCCTTCGTTTCGATCAGGGACTGCGCGAGGTGCTTCGCGTAGGTCTGGCCGATACGAATGTGGTCGCCGTCTTCCACGAGGACCTTGGTCAGCGCGAACGCAAGACCGTAGACCTTGTAGAGATAACGCTGCAGGAACAGCACGCCACCAGACTGGTAGCTGACCGCCATGCCATCGGGGAGTTCCGGCGCCGCACCGAACCCGTACAGGACAGGCTCTTCGTGGTAGTTGCGCTGAATGCCCTTCTGCTCACGGAAGACCATCTTCCATTCGTCAGCGCGCTGCTCATAGACACCATCGAACACTTCGTTCAGGATGGGCTCAACGACCGACCGGAAGTCGGTACTACGCATAGGAGTAGCCATAGCTCAGAGCCTCCCTTAGACAGAGTTGACAGCAGCCTTGTAGTGGTGCTCGTTGATACGAACGGTCACAACCACATAGGCGTCGGTGAGCGAGTCATTGATGTTGTAAGCGAAGCCGGTGATCTGGAACTGGCCAGAAGTCGCCTGAATCGCAGACAGGAGCGTGTTCGACAGACCCGTAGAAGTCGAACCACCCGGAGAGGCAACAACCCAGTCGCACTCCTCGCCGACAGCGGACTGAACCGAGTCGGTGCCAGCAGTGCCGGGATTGTTGTACTGGACGTCGAAGAGCGTTTCCGGGTCGTCATAGACCCAAGCAACGATCTGCGTTCCGGTCGTGCCACCCGGCCAGTAAGGCGAAATGGTGGGCTTGCCGGAGGAGTCAAGATACTGCACACCGGCGAAGATGCCAAGCAGCGCAACGCCATCGACGGTGCCCGAGCGGGTGCCATCGGAGGTGCCAAGCTGAATAACGCCGTTGTCGGTGAGCTTTACAGGGTCGCCCGAGAAAATGCTAGCAGCATAGGTCGAAGCGATCGTATAGGCTTTCGGCCGCATCTGGCCACTGTTGTGGTACGACGGACGGAAGCCAAAGGGCGCGCTAGTCGAAGACATAGTTGCTCCTATTGGGTTTAGGGGTTGCGTTAGGAGAGATCAAAGATCGGCTCCCGTTGCTGCCCAATCTCCATGTTGCCATCGCCCATTGTCAACTTCGACTTGGATGCCCTAGCCTGTTGCTCGAGGAACTCTGCCGTATCGGTGAGCTTTTCCTCTTCCCGCATCGGCGCGTCGTGATGAGCTTCGCGCATGTACTTTTCGTACAGTGAGAGGGGGAGCTTGAAAGCAAGCATCTCGTTCACCCCGATGAACCCCTGCCAATCACCAGTTTTGATGGTGGCATATTCCCAGCCGGGAACGTCTTCCGGCTTGACGGGTTCGTAGCCCAGACGAATTCTCATCTGGATGGAATCTCGAGGATTAGTCGTAGTGAGCCAGCAGCAGTGCCAGCCTGGGATCTGTGGCAAGTCCGGAAGAGAGGACTGGAAGAATTGTTGACGGAACATTGCAACCCGCTCATCGTCGGAGATCTCGCGGTTCTCAGTGACAGCCCTATCGGCCATCGCACGGTTAGCGCGATTCTCACCAGCGGATTTCTTGAATCGTTCGTCAGTCATGTCTCGCTCCTTGCAGCGATTGAGTTGATTATTTCCGGTTTAGCGCTAAAAGGAAAGTCCTTTTATTGCTTGTTCATTCGGTCGTACTCGGCGTAGCGTTTGACGTACTTCATACGCAGAACCGGGTCATCCCAAACACCTGCTTCGATCAGCGCCTGCTTTCTTTCAGGGCTAATGAAGATTTCCTTGCGGGTGGTCGCAGGCGCATGCTCTTTACCAGAGCCCACTGCCGGACCGCCGCGCGGCTGACGCTCTTTTTCGACCTTGGCTGCTGGCTTGGACGGCTGACCGAACCTTTCGGGAAGTCGGCGTGCAGCGCGAGAACGGAGCTCGTCCCAGTAGTCTTCCGTCTGGGGGTTGAACCCGTCTTTGGCCAGAGCTTGATCGATCGCGAGGACGATGGCGGAATCTTCGTCACGACCCTGCGGATCGTACCAAGGATTCTCGTTGATGAACTCGCGAGCGTAGTGCATCGTCAGGTCGTCGACCTTCGGAGCAGGGACAGCCTGTTTGGCAGCCTGCTGCTTCTGAGCTGCAAGCTGATTGGCCATCGAGATCGCCTGATCGCGATAGCGCAACGCCTGAGCGACGTCCGCCCCATTGCCAGACTCAATCGCCTTAGCGATGACTCGCTCGGCGAGCTCGGCATCACGTTTAGCTTTTTCTATCTGAGCATCAATCTGGTTGATGTCAAACTGCTGGGATCTCTGCTCCTGAGCGGTCAGTCGCCGCTCAAGTTCGTCATTCCGTTTGCGCAGGAAATCTAGTTCGAGCTTGTCTCGAGTAATTGCTTTTTCTCGACGCTCTTTCCGCTCCTGCTTTTCCTGACGACGACGCTCGCGGATAGCTTCGCGTTCAGCCTCGTCAGCATCGTCTGCTTTTTGGACCACACGCTCATCTTCATCCTCGGAGTCATCCTCGGTTTCAGGAGCAGCAGCTTTTGCCGGATCTTCTTCGACAATGACAAGTTCTTCTTCCTTGCCCTTCACATCGACTTCATCGTCTTCTTTCAAAACGTCAGCCATTGTTCATCTCCTATCAGATGAATGCTTTTACAGCAAGCGGGTCGCCGGTCACGTCACCAATGATGTCGAGGTCGTTGAAGATTACGAACATCGCATTGTCATCGCGGGTGACAGGAACCTCCCAGCGGTCGCCGCCGTATTTCGGAACACGGACGAAATCGCCCGGATGGCACCAATCGCCTTCCGGCCACGCCTGCATCGTGTCACGATTTTTGAATGCCAGCGGACCGAGCGAGATCACCTTAGCGACCTGCGTGTTCCACTTCTCGGTGTCTCGGGT